ATATGCTACCGTTTCCTCTAATGCTACCGTAAATAATTTTATCAGTAAAATTAATATTGTCTCTAGAGGCTCAGATTTTACCTACGCATCTGCAACAATAGCAGGTAATACAGGAGGTGTATCCAATACTGCTACATTACGGGCCATTATTCCTCCCCCTGGCGGTCATGGAAAAAATGCACCAGCTGAGCTAGGCAGTGATTCTGTTCTAATTTCTATAAGCTTTACAACAAATGAGAGCGGATTTGTTACAGTAGAAAACGACTATAGAAAATTAATTATTCTTAAAGATCCTCTTTTTAATGATGTAACTCTAACAATGTCAGGTAGTGTTGGAACTTTTATTGCAGATGAAACTGTATTTCAGTACTCATATAACACACTTGTTGGTACCTGCGCTGGAAATACAACTACAACAACAATTACAGGTTCAGGCACTCAATTTAGCTCAGGACTTAAACAAGGGGATAAAGTAATAATTACAGATAATGCTACAGGGAATAAAAATATTAGAACAGTTAGTACCATAACTAATTCTACTCAAATTTCTGTTAGCGCTAATTTATCATTTGTTACTAGTTTTGCAACACTTGCAGTTGCAAACGTTATTGCCCAGGGATTAAAATCAGGAAATTCTACACCGTATATAACACTCTCTAACTCAGAACCTAAATTTGTTACCGGCTACGGTATAATCGGTCAATCTTCAGGTGCCTACGCTAATAATATTACTGCACTAACAGTGGGTGAAAAAAGCTATAACAACTGGAATACTTTTGATAATAGAACAAGAATTGCTTATACAGCAGCCTCGGGATCTGTAGCTGAAGATACAAAAATGTATCAAACAGATATAAGTTTAAGTAATGCATTTTTTCACTCGGCTAACGCCACCTATGTATTTTTAACTTCTGAGCGCGGTCCTATAAACGCCGACCCGGCTGAAATACTCGCTTCAAATAATAATACAGGTTCTTTCACTTTAGGTAGTGTAAAATATAACCCTGACCTTTCTAAGAATTCTGGAGAAGTATTATACATAGAAAATAAGTCTCCAATTTCTAGATCTGTTTCACAATCAGAAACAATAAAACTAACAGTAAAATTTTAAGAGGTAAGCATGCCTTTAGATACTAATTTGAACGTCACTCCTTACTACGACGACTTTGACGAAACTAAAAATTTTCATCGCGTTCTTTTTAGACCGTCGCTTGCGGTACAGGCTAGAGAGCTTACTCAATTACAAACAATTTTACAAAACCAGGTAGAAAGATTTGGCGACAATATTTTTAAAACCGGTACTATTATTAAAGGATGCAATTTAACTACTGATTATAGCTATTATTATATTAAAATAAAAGATCAGTTGGCTGATGGTGCACCTGTCAGCATGGCATCATATTCAAACACCTTACTCATTCAAGAAGCATCCAATTTATATTCAATAGTAGTTAATTTTAAGACCGGTTTGCAATCTCAAAACCCAGACTTAAATACTCTCTATATTAAATATATTAATACTGGCAGTAGTGGTGAAAAAAGTTATAGTAATAATCAAACTATAAAGGTGTTTGATAAAAATAGAACTATTGAAGATGTAATAATTGTTAATGGCGGTACACTTTATTCAAACAGTGATTCCGTAGCATTTAGCGGAGGGGGCGGCTCAGGTGCAGTAGCTATTCTTACAACAGACTCAGCTGGAAAAATCACCGATGTTTCAATGACCTCTAAAGGTACGGGCTACACAACAACACCAAACGTTTCTATTACCACTTCTACAGGCACGAGTGCAAACGTTGAAGCAAAAAATTATATCGCTGAAGTTGTTGTAGCTAATAATAGTTTTACCGCCCCTGTTGGTGTTGGAACAGCAGTAAAGACCACCGATGGTGTTATTTACCAAAAAGGTCATTTTATCAGGGTTGACGCTCAAGAATCAGTTATTCAAAAATATTCACCAACCCCTAATAATGTAGTGGTAGGATTTGCTACTACAGAAGCAATAGTTAATAGCAATGTTGATAGCTCACTGCTTGATCTTGCAACTGGCTCCCCTAACTACACCGCACCGGGTGCCGATAGAATAAAATTAACCCCAGTACTTACAGGTCTTTCGGTTTCGGACGCCGATGCAAATGGTGATTTTCTTGCGCTATTAGAATACCAGGACGGCAATGTAGTAAAAGATAGAACTCGCACGCAATACAATTACATTGGAAAAGAGCTCTCCAAAAGAACATTTGAAGAAAGTGGTAACTATGTTCTTAATACTATTCAACTTAACACCGCCGATAGACCATCTAACTCCACTTATTTTGATTTAACAGTTGGATCAGGTACTGCATATGTTAATGGTGAAAGAATAGAAATACTTAATAATATTAGAGTGCCGGTCAGAAAAGGTACGGATACAGCTAACGCTACTAATCAAACTATTAACACACAGTATGGCAGTTACGTTGTTATTGAAGAAATGTTAGGTGTGTTTGATATTAAGACTGGAGCTACGGTAAGCTTAAGAAACACAGCTGCTGATGATGTAACAGATAATCTTGGTGGAACACCTACATCACCTGGCGGACAAATCGGCACAGCACTAGTTCGTTCATTAGAGTACGACTCAGGTATACCTGGAACCCCTTCTTGCAGATATAGACTTTATCTATTTGATATTAGAATGGCTTCCGGATTTTCTTTTAAAGATATTAGAAGTATTTCTATAGCTAGCACGGCTGTTGCAGATATCGTTCTTAATACTTCTAATAATGCTGAATTAAAAGATATTGAAAACGATATTTTAATATTTAATACTGGGTCTGTATCTGCCAATCAACTGTCTAACGAACAGTTCGTTTTCAGAACATCTACAGACTCTACATTCTCATTAAATGGAAACGTAACAATATCTCCTGTCGGTGGCGCCGGCAATACAATTCCTTACGGTGTAGGTGCCCTTTCAGACTCTCTTATTAGAGAATTTATTATTATTCCTACCCAGGCCATAAAATCAGCCTCTAACACAACCGGCACAGTTGCGGCAAATACTAATTTAACTAATGTAACAGGAACATCCACTTCATTTACAACCGAATACGAGGTTGGCGATTATATTGTTATTGGCAATACTACTGTTAATTCAACTTCCCAGAGAATTACCGCTATTTTTAATAACAATTTAATGCAGCTTAGCGGCAATTTTAACGGTGCAGCTAATGCCGTATCAAATGGAATTTTTAAAGTTTATCCTGCTAACATTCCTGTAGACTTTACTAAACCGTCAAAAAATGTTGTTGTAAATTCTACAACTAGCCTTACAGTTAACTTAGGACATTCAATTAACTCTACTGCTACATTTACCATGTTTCACAACATGGAAAAAATTGGATCAAATAATAAAGCTAAAACTATTGTTAATCCAACATATGTTAAGCTATCAACAGACCGTCTCGCCAACACTACTACAGGTCCATGGTGTCTTGGTGTACCAGATGTATTAAGTATTGAGGCAGTATATGTTGGAACCGGTAACACTTATTCAGAGGCAACAACTAACTACGCTAACGAGTTTGAATTAAACAACGGCCACAAAGATAATTTTTATGGGCTTGCATACATTAAAAAGGCTCCCGGGTCTACGTTATCGTTAACATCTTCAAATAGCTTGTTAGTTAAATTTAAATGTTTTGAGCACAGCACCGGTCAATATATCTCTATTGATTCATACACTTCTATAATTGACGATACTACTAACCCGTTACCCTCTAATAAAATAAGAACGCAAGATATACCAATCTATGTTTCTTTTTCTTCAGGTCAAGCATACTCACTTAGAGACAGTATTGATTTTAGACCTATTGTTGCTAATACTGCTGCACGCTCTACCACTGCTGCAGGAGCAACTATTGACCCTTCAACTACTGAAACTTTAGTTGCTGGAGAAAAATTCTTTCCTTCTCCATCAGAAGAATTCGAATGTGATATTCAATCATTTTTACCGAGAGTAGATAGAGTAGTGCTGGGGCAGGATGGTAAAGTAAGAATTGTTGAAGGAGTATCAAGTTTAAATCCATCTGCGCCGCAATCTGAGCGCGGATCAATGGATCTTGGTGTTATTAATATTGCCCCGTATCCAAGTCTAAGTTCTAAAGCAGCATCAGATGCTAAAAGACCTGATTTAAAGAATACTATTAATCTTCTTCAAACTAGAAGATATACAATGCAGGACATTGGTAATATTGAAGGTAGAATTCAAAGACTAGAATACTACGCCCTTCTCAGCACGCTTGAAGCCAATACAAAGAGCCTGACAATACCAAGTGATGCAAATAATGAAATTGAAGTATTTAAAAACGGATTTTTTGTTGATCCTTTTAACAACTATTTAATTTCTAATTTAGATGATGGTGAATATAAAGCTATAATTGATACACAGAGATCGAGACTTATTCCACAGCAAGAAGTAATTAATATTGATCTTATATCTAACACCTCTTCCAGCTCAAACATTACAAAGACTGGTAATTTATTAACTCTTGACTTTACTGAGGAAGAGTTAATCTCCCAGCCAAGAGCTAACAAAGAGAGAACTCTTGTTGAGCAAAATTATAGCTTTGTAGGGAAGATGTTAGTTGTACCTAGAACAGACAATTTTTTTGATACAGATGTTACTGCTACATCCGCAATTGACATTAACATTGCTGATCCTTTAAATCAGCTTATTAATGCTCAGAATGAAATTAATAAAACGCTTACTCAAAGCTCTCAACTTCTTTCAACAGTTAATGTTTCAGGTGCTAGATTGGTATCTACTATAGAAGGGAGAAACTTTGAAACTAGCACATTTAGTCAAGATATCTCACAGACGTTTAGAGATACATCAACAACTCTTACTGCTACCGCCCCGGTTGTTACTTCCCAGCAGGAGCTAGGAACATTTTTAACAAGTGTAAATGTAACACCATTTATAAGAGAACAGAGAATAGCTATCTACATTTCTGGTTTACGCCCAGGAGCACAGCACTACGTCTTTTTTGATAATGTTGATTTAACATCCAACTGTGCACCTGCATCGGTTACATCAACGTCTAACCTTTCTTTACAGAGCTTCACACCAACAGCTAATAAACTTTCTTCACCAGGGCTGTTTGCAAACAATACAGGTGAGTTAGCCGTAATAGTTGACATACCTGGTAACACCTTTAGCACCGGTGAAAAAGATATTTTAATAATGGACATTAGCACTCTTACTTCTGAAAGTTCTGCTACTTCAAAAAGCACGGGTAGATTTTCTGCTTTTTCCTTACAGGGCACATCTACTACTCTTACACTATCAACAAGCAATTTTGATTTGAGCGAAGGCGGTATAGTTGCTAATACATTTAGTGAAACACGTGTAGTTAATTCTACTATAAGCTGGACTCAAACAAGAACATTTGACCCACTAGCTCAGTCCTTCTTGGTACAGAAACAAAAAGGCGGTGGTGATATACTTTATTTAACTTCTGTTGATGTTTATTTTAGAAATAAAGATTCTGAAAAAGGGGTTAGTTTAGAACTCAGAGAGGTTAACGAGTCTGGATATCCTACTCCATTCGTTCTACCGTTCTCGAGAGTTTATAAAACTTCTTCAGGGGTATCGGTAAGTAATACAGCTTTAACTGCTACTACCTTTACATTTAATTCTCCAGTAGCAGTTAAAGTTGATAAAGAATATGCAATTGTTTTAATGCCAGATAATAATTCTCCTGATTATAGAGTGTGGACTTCTATACCCGGACTAGCTGATGTGTCAAACACATCAATTATTGCTAATGAAAGCTGGGGACTTGGAACGTTGTTCTTCTCTACATCTAACCGCTCCTTCTCAGCTGTACAAAACGAAGATATTAAATTTACTGTTAGAAGAGCTAATTTTTCACCCACCACGGGCACGGCTGTGCTCAACAACGCTGACTATGAGTTTCTAACAATTAATTCAGTTAGCGGCTCTTTTATTGGTGGGGAAGATATTGCACAGATGGCTAACTCCTATCTTTCTGCCAACCTAACTACAAATACAACAAGTTATGTAATACAAACAAGCTCAAGTCTTTCCTCTACTTTATCAGCCGGTGACAATGTTCTTATTATTTACGGCACGTCTCCTACACTTAGTACCGCTAACGTTAAAGCAGTAGGTACATCGGTTAGTAATGCATCAGCCACCACGACTAATTTTACTAGTGAATACTCAAATGGTGATTTTATTGTCGTGGGTAGAGAGATAAGACAGATTACAAATGTTAATTCAACAACACTTTTGACAATTGATGCACCGTTTAATGTTACACCAACAAATGAAGCTCACTATAATTCTACTGAAAAATTTGACATATTAAGAACTGTATCAGCAAACTCAACCACTTTTACTGTTAATAGACCACCTGCTTATGCTGTAAATACTTCAACATCAAATACAGCAAGCATCCAAAAAGTAGTTAAAGGTACAGTAAGTTACTACAACTCAAGCAAAGGTAAAATTTACATTAAAGATAGTACCTCTGCAAATAGTGATTTCTTAATAAAGACTGCTAACTCAACTTATTTTGGATATTTGGTTGGTGATACTTCCGATGCGCTAGCTAAAGTGTCATCTATTGATAATGTTCCAGGAACTATATTTACACCCTTAATTAATACACTCATTGTACCAGGTACAACAGTTAATTTTAATGCATCGTTTACCAAGCTAGGCGGCGGTACTGACGTTCAAAACTACACTTTAGGTGGCAAGAATGTTGTCGGGTTTAATGATTCTGCAATAGTAAAAAGTAAATCTAATGAAATTGCTGGTACTACTATTACTAAATCTTTTATAGCTAATCTGTCTTTCTCTTCAGCGCATTCAGATTCTTCACCTGTAATTGATATTAACCCTTCAAGTATAGTGGTTACAAAATACAATATTAATAATGATAGCACTAATGAAAATACACGCTATGGAAATGCGCAAGCAAAATATATTTCCAAGAGGCTCGTTCTTAATGAAGGACTAGATGCTGAAGACATTAAAGTGTATCTAAGAGCATTTAAGCCTGGTGGCACAGAAATTGAAGTATATGCTAAAATTTTAAACTCTACCGATGGAGAATCTTTTGAGGATAAAAACTGGTCCGAGCTTGAGCAAGTAACATCATCGGCTCTTTATAGCTCATCTTTAAATGATACTGATATAAAAGAATACGAGTATACATTTAAGAAGTCTCCAGCAAGCACCGCTTTAACCGGTAAGGTTCAATCTAACAGTAATACAACAATTACCGGCAGTTCAACTACATTCAATACGGACCTCGTAGCCGGAGACATCGTAAAAATTGTACAAGCCAGCTCAACAGACAGCTATGATATTATTCCTGTTACATCAGTTACAAACGATACAGAAATAATTCTAGCAAGTAATACATCTTTTAGCGGATCCGGTCTTACTATTGAAAAGGTAACTAGACCAAAAGAAGCTTTTAGATACAATAGAAATGACTTTATAGTAAGATATTTTGATTCTTCTGAAGCTGCCCACGACACATATAAGTATCTCGCTATTAAGATTGTGCTTAAATCACCTTACACGTATCTTGTTCCTCAAGTAGAAGATGCTCGTGTTATTGCGGTTTCAATTTAACATGCTGTATAAAACAAACGATCCTGATTTTGTAAGAGATGATAGTAATTTTGCTATAATAAATACCAATGTTAACGCTTACAAACAGTATAAGCTTGCTCGCGCTAGTAAGCTTGCTGTAGCCGAGCAGGAAGATAAAATTAAAGGCTTACAAAATCAGGTTGATGAATTAACCAGTTTAGTAAAAGAATTATTGAAAGAGAAAAATGTCTAAATCAGTAGCAAACGTCTCCATTACAACTGATACATTTGCCGGGTGGCTTGGTAAAACAAATATTCTTTTAGACACACTTTCTAATGAAATTGTTACTGTTTCAACAACTACAGCTGGTTCAAATACAACAGGTAACGGATCGGTATTAGGTATACTATCTGCTAATACCTTAAGCGCTACTACTATCAGAGGTGGTGGAGTAGGTAATACCGCCAACGTAGGAGTTTTAACTGTTGGTATATCTAATTCAACAGTATCTTCTAATGTAGTAATTACTGGATACATTGCAAACGTCTCGGCTAATGTATTTAACATTAGATCAAATACAGTAGTTAATACAACATCGTTTTCTGCAAATGCCGCTACAATAGAATTTTTTGGTAATACAGCAATTGGGTCAAATAATTCCCATACATTCTTACTGGCTGGAAATACCGGAACAATAAATGCAATTACCTTATCAATTTCATCAAATGTTGGAATTACAGGTGCTAATGTTTCTCTAGCTACAGCTAATGTTTATATTGATGGTGGTAATCTTAATGTAAACTCAAACACCGCAATTACTGGTGATACACTTACATCCTCGGCAAACATATCGCTCACCGGTGCTAACGTATCAATTAATTCAACAAATACTGCTATTGATGGTGGTGCTCTAAACGTAAATTCAAACACTGCATTTACAGGCGATACGCTAACCTCATCAGCCAATGTTTACATTACTGGAGCTAATGCCGCTCTCCTTTCAGCTAACGTAAACATAGACGGCGGTAGATTAAATGTAGTATCTAATTCTAATTTTACTGGTGCGAACACCACCCTTGCATCTACTAATACTGCATTTACAGGTACCCAAGTAAATATATCTGCAAATGTAAGCATTACCGGGAGTAATGTAGCATTAAGCACGGCTAATGTTAATATTAATGGAGGACAACTTAATGTTGTTTCAAATACTAATATTACAGCTGCTAATACAACAATATCTTCTACCAATACTGCGTTTACCGGCACACAAATAAATTCAACCGCTAATGTTAATATTGCAGGGGCAAATACTACTATATCTTCTACCAATACTGCGTTTACTGGCACACAAATAAACTCTACTGCTAACGTTAATATTACCGGCGCAAATACTACTATTACAGGCACACTTACAGTTGCTAATACTATTTCAGTGCAGTCCAATGTCACAGTTAATTCTGCTGTTATTTTTAATGGTAATAATTCTGGTATAATTCAAAATAGCGGAACATATCTTTATCCAGGAAACGGTTCAACTGGCAACGTTGTTTCTACTATTCTCATCGGAGACTATAAATCAGCCAAGTTTACCGTTAATGTTACTGATAGCGCTAATGCTAATAATAAGTTGCTGACAGAAATTACCGCAGTATTTGCTAATTCAATTGTTAACTCAACAGAGTATGGTACTATATTTACTAATACAAGATTTATGACATTTACGCTATCAGCAAACGCAACAAACATTAATCTTGTAGGTATCTCTAACTCTACCGTCACAAGTGCAAAAGTAACGACCGTAGCAACCGCTTTCAGCTAAATAAAAACATTAGTGGAGAGGGAAACTAATGTCATCAAATACCCAAAATTTTCGAGTCAAACACGGGCTCGAAGTCGTCGAAAGCGCTTCTTTTAGCAATACAATAGTAGTTTCAGGCAATACTACTGTTAATAATGCCACATTAATAGTTACAGGTGCCTCTGCTGTTTCAGTTAACACTGAGGGCCGCGCTGTTTTTGGTAATACCGTTTCAGTAAGTAATGGTGGAATAACTGCAAACACTTTGGGTACTGGAAATGCTGCTAGATTTACTGCCGCTAATTCCACAGTAACCACAAGTCTCACTGTTAATACTGAAAATGTTTATATTTCAGGTAACCTAGTTGTAACTGGTACAACTCAGACTCTAGGTAGCGATACCTTAGCTATTGGAACTGGAGAAATAATTCTTCTTGCCGGAGTTCAAGGCTCACCAATATCAAACGGCGCTGTTCAAATAAACAGAGGTACAAGTAACGACGTAAAAATACTCTGGGATGAAACTGACGATAATTGGAAATTTAGTAACGACGGTGTAAACTATTATCCGTTTAGAACTTATTCTGCTTTAGTTTATGAATTTGATACGAGTACTACTACTAATGCTGACCCTGGAAATGGTAAAGTAAGATTTAATAATGCAACCTATTCTTCCGCTACCGAGCTTGTACTCGACTTAATAGAGTACGGTGGTACAACAGTTACAAATTATCTTGCCTCACTCGACGACAGCACCTCACCAAATAAATGTATATTAACATTTAGATCATCTAAAACACAAAGTAATTTTGTATCGTTTTTAGTTACTGCCGCCATAAACACATCTACTCCCGGTGCATATAGATTTACAATATCTCATCTTGCAGGCGCATCATCATTTTCTAACGGTGAAATTTTATTTTTAGAAGTAAGCGGTGTTGTTGGCAACCTAGGTGCTCAGGGAGCACAGGGAGTTCAAGGATCTCAAGGAGTGCAAGGTCATCAAGGTATTCAAGGAGTAGTTGGTGCACAAGGCGCTCAGGGTGTTGTAGGAGCACAAGGCGCACAAGGTGTGATAGGTGCTCAGGGTACTGTGGGTGCTCAAGGTACTGTAGGTGCTCAGGGACCTCAAGGAGTACAAGGCGCTACTGGCCCTCAAGGATTTCAAGGCGTAACAGGCTCCCCCGGTGCGCAAGGTGTTCAAGGTCAAATTGGACCTCAAGGAGTTCAAGGACCTCAAGGCCCGCAAGGATTTCAAGGAGTAACTGGTGCTACTGTTGTTGGTCCTCAAGGAGCTACAGGATCTCAAGGACCTCAAGGACCTCAAGGAGTACAGGGAGCTGCTGGAGCACAAGGGGCACAAGGACGTCAAGGGGTTATTGGTGTCCAAGGAGCGCAAGGTGCTGTTGGTGCCCAGGGAGCGCAAGGTGTTGTTGGTGCACAAGGTGTTCAAGGTGCTATTGGTGCCCAGGGTGTTCAAGGTGTTGTTGGTGCCCAGGGTGTTCAAGGTGCTACAGGGCTTGTTTCTGGTACAAATACAAACTGTAATTCTTTCGCTGTAGGACTGGCTTCCCATGCCACAGCAGGCGAATTAAGAACAGCTGGTGATATTGTAGCCTATTTTTCAGATTATCGTTTAAAAGATAATATTAAAGAAATAACTAACGCTTTAGAAAAAGTAGATTCCATCAGGGGCGTATACTACACCTCTAATAAATTTGCAGAACAGTTTGGATTTAAAGATAATAAACAAAAAGTAGGTGTAATAGCGCAAGAGGTGGAAAAAATATTACCTGAAGCAGTTCGAATTGCACCGTTTGATGCCGATCCAGAAGGACATAGTATGTCCGGTGAAAAATATCTTACTGTTCAATATGAAAAAATTGTGCCACTTTTAATACAAGCGGTTAAAGAATTAAAGAGTAAAATCGATAAACTATAATGGGAACTAAAGTAAATCTAGTAGTTGATCAAGGCGCTACCTTTGAAACAACGATTAATTTAACAGATGATAGCGGTGACCTAGTTGACCTTACCGGGTATAGTGGTGCCGGACAAATTCGTAAGCATTATACTTCTTCTAATGCAACAAATATCACAGTTACTCTTGGCGGGGCTAATGGCACTGTAACCTTAGGTTTATCAGCTAACTCCACAGCTAATTTGGTGGCCGGGAGGTACGTTTATGATGTAGAAGTTACAGACCCAAGTAGCACTGTTTCACGCATTTTTGAAGGTATCGTTACAGTTACACCTCAAGTCACGAGGTAAAAAATGGCTATTAATCAGGCTGGTTTAAATGTTAATGTAAAAGTAAACCTCGCTAACAACAGGCTTTCTACACCTCCAACCCAGCCTATTACGCTTAAAGCATCAGCAAGAACTATAAATACACTTAAGGATATTGCAGATGTAGTTGAAGGCACTCCAGCAGATGGAATGACTCTAGTTTATAATGCTTCTACAGACAAATACGAAGTAAAAACACTGAGCACAGGTGATATAAACGTTGGCTCAATAGACGGGGGATCATTTTAAATGTCAAATACAGTAATTCAAATTAAACGCAGTACTACTACTGCGGTACCTAATGACCTACAGCCAGGAGAATTAGCGTATACCAGTAATGGACAGGTACTGTTTATTGGTAGTGCAGTTGGCTCTAATACCGCAAACGTAATTGCTATCGCAGGCGAAAGAAGCCCTGGCGTTTTAACAGCTAATCAAGCATTAGTTGCTAACGCATCATCCTGGATAGACAATATCCAGACAGCAAAGTTAATTATTGGCGCGCCTGGCACAACTGCTAACATTACTGCCTTCACAACCGATGGAACACTATCTGGCGCTAATTTATCTAATTCTACAATTGCATCCACATTCGCAATTAAAGACTATGTAGATAATAATTCTGCAGCTGACCTCTCCGGGCTCGATGATGTCGATACTACCGGAATTGCTAATAATTATTACCTAGTATACGATGGTACCGCAGGAAAATGGGAACCACACTTTATTCAAGGAACTGCTAATGAAGTA